TAAAAACAAGAATTCACTTTGTTTTATTGAATACTCAGGAAATAAATGCTTTACAGCAAGGCTATACATAAGATCCTGCATATTGTCCTCTGCGTCCTTACCCTTGAACACTTCTTTACTAGTCTTAAAATCCCTAATAAGAGCAAATTTTTGTTTTTTATACAGAAATAGTTTGTCTATGAATCCCCTTATCTTGTAACAGACATCACCATCATTTTTAACAATATCAAAATCCTGCTCAGAAAACTCTTTGGTTGGCTTATCCAGATCTTTTCCAAAAAAATCATAAGCGATACCGTTGTAGGTCATCTCTTTGATAAGCTGTATATTGTCTGGATCATCTACCTCGTCCCGAACAGCATGCTTCATAATAAGGCGTTCTATGGAAGGCACAGAAAAAACATCCTGAGTTTCCATTATCTTATCGTAATACTTCTTACGCCTCTTTTCACCAAGTAATTCAAAAACTAAGTGGCAGATAGAACCTCTTTTAGCTCCATCATTACTAGTATCGGGTAACTTAAGCTTATACTTAGTCCAGTATAACCAAGAACAGCTTTGCGCTGTCTTAATCCTACTGGCTGATAATGATGTTTTAGGTTCAGTCATTTAAAATACTTGCTTTCTTTATATCTTTCTGAGAGAAACAGTTCCGGTTACTCTCGACAAAGTCAGCAATATATCGACGCTGATCGCCTTTATTCACATCCTTTTTTAACCACTCATTAAGATTATATGATTTTTGATGAGCTTCTCCAAAATCATTTGACATTTTCGGAGGGAACTTCACCTGCAGCAGGTCCAGATCGAAATAACTGGATAATTTTAAATAATTTTTAATAGCGCCTACTAGACCTCTATTATGAGAGGAAGCCGAATCGTTGTTTGTCGAAATTATTATTCTTTCTAGGTGCTTACTAGATAAGTAACTTATTATATTAGGACCAGTGGATAACCCAAAAATCACCAATACGTTTTTAATGCCTTGTTCGTACAAGGCCATAGCATCACCTATGCTTTCAACCAAAATAACTTGTTTACTTTCTTCAATAGAGGTATCGCAACCATGATCTGGTATACATGCTGGGTAAATCCAACCACTCTTCTTTCCGATGTGTTTCCACTTCGGGTAATCATTGCCCTCGTCAATCTTACGCCCAGAGAAACCTATAATCTGTTGATTATTATTATAGATTGGGAATACCATCCTACGGTACATCTTCCCGACTCCAGCTAAACCAATTTTAAAATCCTTCTGTGTAGCTTCACTAATCGACCTGCCATTATAAAAATTATAATTTGGGAACAGCTTCTCCAAGCTTTCGTCGGGGTAAATCTTTTCCATCTCTATTGTTTCTTTTTTTACGTAGGTAAATTCTTCGTCAAACTTTGAGTCCTTTACTAAAGCAGAAGCTTTCTTATCATCTTTTATAGTTAGCCTTACTAAAGCCTCGAAGGGTTTAGAACCCCTGCTCTCAACGAAATCCATCCATACACCAGTATTCTTGTAGATCTTAACTGCTGTAGTATTATCACCATCCCTGTATAAAGCTTGCGTCCTCCAATGGTCACCACAATCTATAAGATTGTAACCTATAGATTCTAGAATAGATCGGAAATCTTTAGAATTGGTCGAAGTTTGGGATTCTTTCATTATCTGCATCACGTACTGCGTGTGGACCCTCCTCTTCAACTCTTACGATCTCCCTTAGATCGCCTTTTTCAGTAATATTAAAATTACTAAAATCTAAATTAATAAAGTTTTTCCTCAAAGCGTCACCCACACGTACGGGTTCTACCGCTCCAGCTATATCCCTGCCAAGATGTCGATATTTAACACTAATCATCTTATGAGTTCCAAAACTGCGTCCCTCTAACTCAACTTCATCTTCCGTTTTCTTCCTGAGAATAAACATATGTGAACAAAATTGAGTGATTCTGTCTGATAGAGAAACAATACTCTCATCATCGACAATATTTTGAGAGTTCCTGTTTGTCGTTATTCCCGCCCGATTAGATTGAACAGAAGTTATCATTGGGATAACAGGATCTCCCTCCTCCAGTATTTCTTTTTGGATACACTTTTTAAATTTATCCACCATTTCACCGACAACCTGCCATTCGTTTTTGTTGCCTAGTCCTTCGCTAGTTGTTTTTATGTAATCAAATGAAAAGACCATTTTATTTCCACGCCCGACTTCAGAGTAGTAAAACCTTTTTAAAGTATTAACCATATTGTCAACATCCATCCCACCTACGTTATAATAATAAAATCTCAAACCTTTTATCTTAGGCCAAACAGATCGTACTCTATCAACAACATCTTGACCAGCCTTCCTCCAAGCACCACTCTCTAATAGATGCATAGGTACTCCTGAATGAGCAGCACATTGACGCATTATAAGCTCCTCTCTACTCATCTCTCCATTATCGAAATGTAAAACTGGTATGTCATACTTCAAGGCTACTTTAGTGGCATAGTCCATACAGAATTGTGTTTTTCCAACTCCAGACCGTGCGACAATAACAGTTATGTTACCGGGTCTGAGAAGCGATCCATAGATATCATTGATTTTCTCGTGTGGACCCATCATACCAAACTCGGTAATAGGATTATTACCACGATCTTCAATCAAAGCCTCCATACCTTCATATATATTATCTGGAGTATCTTTACCTATTTCGAACAAATTTATCTGAGAGTTGTAGATGTTATCAGCAGCCTCTACAATCTGGCTATAGGAACACTCAGAAGACATGGACCTCATCTTGCTTGCTATCTCTTGTGAAGATAACATAATGTCACGCCTGATAGTATATTTCTTCAGTTCTTTGGCAGTTTTTATAACATTACCTTTAGGAACCTTCCTCATACCCAGTGACTGTATATAATCAGAAGGTTTCAAGTTATCTTCGAAGGATAAGCCCATGTCACTGACCCGCTGAGCGATAATTACCTCGTCTACCTCATCACCTCTAGAAATAGCCTGTTCTACAACTCTAAAGATAGTAGAATGTAATGATGTATTTTCTGAATAAAAATCCTTATGACTGATGAAGTCACTGATGTCTATAAAACTTTCTGGGTCTTGAATCAACCCAGCCAACAGCTGTTTTTCTAGTTCGTAATTATAAATCATCTGTCAATCCTTGCATTTCTGATGTTCCTTTTACCCAATCTTCCAAAGCTTTCCTCAGTCCTAATTCCATAATAGTAGAATCAAATTTAGAATAAATCATTGGGCTACCATCCTCAGAGGCTACTGCTAGTATGACACCTTTATACTTATCCGAATCACCAGATAAATCGTAGATTTTAGAAACCAACTGCTCTGGAATAGTAAATGGAAATTCGTCTTCATTCATAAGTAAATACCTTGCCTTTCAAAAAGATCTTTATCAACGATGTCGTCCGGGTAAATCTCTACCATCGTTATATCATTAATATCACAGAAGTCCAGCTTTTTCTGATCCCTCTTTAATTGTTCTAAATATTTTAATCTGTTTTTGTGAAAATGTTTAACAAACCTAGTATGTTGCGCCCCTTGGACCTCTACAGCAACCTTTTTATTAGCGTTGTAAAAGTCCAAGGAGAGCCTACTACCTACTATTCTAAACTCTTCAAAAACAATGTCGTTCCTCCAAAATGGAAATAAAAAATCTTTAACACCTTTTTGGAACTTACTTAAACTGGGGGCATCCCAATTTATGTGGTATTTTCTTGGGTTCTTTAAATTTCTGACCTTACCGTCTGTAGTGTAGAACTTCATGAGAACTCCTGAATGGCATTCTTGAAGTAGCTAATAAGGAAATCACACAAGCCTTCGTTCTCTTCTATAAGCTTAAATAAATTATTCTCACCTTGCACCTTATCTGGCAAGGTGAAATTAGTATCTGACAAAACTTCTTTAAAGTCATCAGTGATGCTTATCCATGCGCCACTTTTCTTAACAAACTCCCATGCTAAAAGTAAATCTAATATTTCTTTCTCAACCCATATCGATTTGCCACCTTCTTGGCCATACCTAACAGGGTAACTTATGGACATGTTTGTTTTCTCATTTGGAGATTTTTTGACAGTTACTTTTGCAAAATGCCCTATAGGAGGATTTGTCTTAGGGTCTATCTTCTTTACTGAAGGGTTCCTCAGTATAATATCTCCATTGTAACGAGGTTCAAACTGGATAATCCAATTAGCGAAGTGAAGTAAGGCGTTCCCTCCTGTCGCAGTCGTTTGCCTGACTGGACCCTTTGCATATGGATCAAGTTTAATGTCTGCTCTAACCTGAGAAATGAATATAGCCATGTGGCCCCTCTTTTGCAAAGCAATAGACATCTTCTTCATAAAGACTCCAGCTATAACAGCACCACCAGCAACCTTTGTAGAGTCTTCAAAGTTTTTATCGACATCATTCTTAGGGATCAAACCATCTACAGAATCCAGAACAAAACAATATTTCGTCTTATCATTATTAAATTGGACGAGCTTCCTCATCAAGTCAACTACAACTTCGTAAATATTAGACTCAAAAACGAAGCATGTTCCATCAACCCAATCATCTGCGTTGAAAACAAAATTAATCCCAGATCTTTTTCTCATCTCTGGCGACAGTCTCCCTTCCGCTTTGATAAAAACACCTCTCGCCCCCGGCATCTTCAAGAAGTTTCTCATCACCTCTAAAGATTCGGAAGTCTTACCACCTTCATTCATACCTACAAACCTATGAAGTCCGGGTCCGAAACCCCCATCAAGCTGCAAATCGAATTGAAGCGAACCACTGGAGACTTTGTAGTTAACCTCATCTTCGAAGTTGTAGTGGTCGTCTTTTGTTTCCTTGAGGAAACCTTTTAACATTGTATTGGGGCTTTGCTCTTTACTCATCTAAAAAATCTTTTAGGGTTTTTTTCTTAGGGACAACATTTACATCCTGACCCGACTTTTCACCTAGAGTATACTCCGGGTAACGTGATTTGTCAATAACATAATTGAAGGCTCTAAATTTTTTATCTAAAGTGTCTTTCAATTTAGGACTAACTAAGTAAGCTAGGGAATCAAACTGTTTGTAAAAGTTAACCACATTCATAAATTCTAAGGAGTATCTTTCACAAAGAATATTTAGGAACTTCATTTCCCTCATATAGAATAAACGTTTTCCCGATGTAGGTTCAGTGACCAACCTCTGGAGGACTTTCTTTTTATTTATTTTTAATACCTCTTTTTTCTTAGTCTTACTTAAGGTGTGTCCACAATGACTACATAAAGAAGCCCTAACCCCGATATACTCATCGCAGTTAGGACATTGCTTTTTTCCCCTAGGCATGAGCCTAGTCTAATAGTTTTTCAGATCATATGCAACCATTTTTCCGACTAATCCAATAAAATCTGTTTTAGGTTCCCAACCAAGGAATCTACGGGCATTTGAAGAATCACCCCAAAGTAGCTCTACTTCGGCAGGACGGTAAAAATCTGGGTTTATCTGCATCAAGATTTTACCTTCGTGTATATACCTTTCATCTACACCCTCACCTAACCACTCGCATTCATCAGTAGCAAACCCAGCAAAGTTAAACGCTTGCTCTACGAATTCTCTAATTGTATGAGTCTCATTGGAAGATAAAACATACTCAATAGGTTCTTCTTGATTCAGCATCAACCAAATACCTTCTACAAAATCTTCTGAGTCACTCCAGTCTCTCTTAGCATCAATATTTCCAAGCTCAAGAGGCTTAAAACTCTCTAATACATATTCGTTTTTTATACGAGCCACATTCTTTGTGATTTTGCGGGTAACAAACTCCTCCCCACGGCGAGTACCTTCATGGTTGAATAACCAACCTTGGATAGCAAACAAATCGTAGGAATCTCTCCATACCTTAACCATGTGCCTAGCACTAGCCTTAGAAACCCCGTAAGGGCTTCTTGGGCGTAAAGGATGACGTTCTGACTGAGGAGAATATTGAACGTCTCCAAACTCCTCTGAGGAGCCAGCATTATAGTATCGACATTTAGGACAGTATTTCCGAATTGCTTCAAGCTGATATAGAACAGCCATTGCATTTGTCTCCATGTGATTGACTGGCATCTTCCAACTCACACCTACAAAAGAATTAGCTGCAAAATTGATAAAGTAATCTGGTTTTTCTTCCGAAATGACTAATTCAGTATTGGCTTGATCAGCGACATCAAGGTCTATCAACCTAAACCTAGGGTGGTCTACAAGATGTTGGATGTTAATATGATTCTTAACACTCAACCTCCGAACACCAGCAACAATAGTATGCTCTGTATTCTTCAAGAGGTAATCAGCCATAAAGCTGCCGTCTTGACCTGTGACTCCTGTGATGATTACTTTTTTCATGTTGCAAATTTATAATCTCTTGTTTGTAAAGAATTTAAATACCAAATACTGGCCGATACATCTATCCAATCGTGAATGTCTCTACCTGTTACCCACGACCTTTCAATCATTTTACATTTTTTGCCAAGCCAAACCCAAGGAGATGGGCCTTCTTGCTTTATGCCGCATTCTTTCTTGAAAGTCCAAACTCCTTGGTCATAAAAATAAACACTTGGATAAGACTGTCTATTTGAAGACACTTGTTTTTTTAAATAAGATTCCACGTAGCCATCTTCTGTTAAAACCATCGCTCTATAAGGGTGATCGTCCTGAGCTTTCCAAGCTGATAATACAGAATCACAATCATCGCCCAACATTTCAATAGACTGATCTATAAGTTCAGGGGTAATATGAACGGTATTTCCTAATAAAACGGTTACATTGTCACAGGGAACTTTTTCAATAGCATGTTTTATGACATCTTTATGTTGGCTCTCTGGCGTTGCTAATTGTGTAGGTCTAACAATAACAGAAACCCCTTCGTTTTCTGCAACCCTAATTATGCCCTCGTCTTCCGTAGAAACATAAACCATGTCAATGTTTCTGGCGTTTTTTGCTGCACGGATAGGATATGACACGCAAGGGTTACCATGTATCGTTAAGAGGTTTTTATTTTCGATAGAAGTGTTTCCCCCTTTTGCTGTAATAATTGCTACGTTCATAATTGTTCTATATCTGAGCAAAATTGAGGGTTAGAAGACCAAATGTCTCTGGTTAACTTATAAATATAGGGAGCGCTTGGATTTGCTTTAGATGAATTGGCTGAAACAAAAAACTTTGACATAGCTTTAAGAGGGATCACTTTATAATGCTTCTTCATTATTTCTATAGACTTTTCTGGAACCAAGTCTTCAAGTTTATATCCTAGTGCGACTAAAGTAGAAACCGTAACTATCCTCTCTGCATGAATTGGCATTTTAACCCCATCTCTCGTGGTATAGTGTATTCTATTTGAAACTCTATCTTTATTGTCTAAGCACAAAATAAGGGAGTGGTCAAAAGCTTTAAGGAGAACGTCAGATTTGGCCAATAGCAAATGTGTCGATGCGTGATATTTCATATAGCTGTCCTTGCAGAAAGATTGGTTGCTGGAATGAATCTTATCTGGATCTTTATTCAAAGACTCTACATAAACATCCAAGTTCGGGTAAAGCTCATCAGCCCTAGTCTTGAAACAAAAGGGTTTTGTCACCTCTTTTAATCCTTTTATTGTGGACATGCACTCCCAAGTTATATTGCCAAAATTGAAAAAGTTTTCTATGTTTGGGTAATCGTTAATTACGACCTTGAATGGAACTTTGGGTGCTGTTGCTAATTTGCCTAGATCCGAATCTACCCAAGAAGAAATTATAATCTCTCCAAAATCTTTATAAACATCGAGATTATTAATACTTAATGAATCAAGTGGCCCCTGTATTATAACAGATATATCTTTTTTATTTATCATCTTTGTTCTTTAGCGCATTTTTTTAAGTTTACAAGATTTACATTTTTTAAATCTAACTCTACCCTTACTACATTTTTAGGGTCAACATAAACTAAACCGTGACTACCTAGTTCTACGCAAAAATTAACATGATCACATAAACCATCTGTTGACCATTTTACTTTTTTTAATATATCTGTGTAAGTCAGAGCAAAACCCCCAAAAGCAGACGAACACTTCACAGGCTCCCCTAAATACCATTTCATCCTATCTACACCATTTTTAAATGGGCAGTCTGAGGCCACTAATGTATCTTTCTTATTTACATCAAAAAGTGGACAAACATCATAGTAAGAGTCTTGTGTCCTGTCAGAGTAATAGTCAGGTATGTTTTGTCTAATATTAGGAGTCAACAAAACACAATCTTTCAACTTGTTTATTTTTTCAATGTGCTG